TTATAGAATGGCGCAGCGCCACCACGTCTGTGTCGTTGCTGAGAATGCCGGCCTCTACCGCATAAAATTCTTGCTTCCAAGTTTCGATGCTCATTTCCCCTCCTCGCGAAGTGCAGCGATAGCGTCTAAGTACACGCGTCGTTGAATGCGGATCGGCCTGCGTGACATCGACTCCGCCGCAACAAACGCCTCCCAGCGCGATGGCGACGCGACCAATGCAGAATTCAAACTGCCTGATGCGTTGGCGCAGCTCTTTGTTTTCCATTTCCAGCGCGTCCTGCGTGGGGCGTTCTTTCATGGTGCGTTCTTTCACAAAGCGGGTCATATTATCCATCGCAGCTTGAACAACTTCGTACGACGTACCGGCCAGACCGAGGAAGTTTGCTAGCCTATTGATTGCGTCCATATGGTACTGCCTATCCTTTTCCTTGGCTTCGGCTTTCTCTGCTCGGCATTCCCAGTGCCGCATTGATTCCGCTACTGCTGGATTCCGAATTGCTATTTCAATCGTTCCCCAATTTTTTAGGTTGTGTTGCAGTTCTGCAATCTCAGCTTCAAGCCCGACAATCGTGGACTCAGCAAGTTCGAGTTCCTTTTGCGCAGGTGCGTCGTAGTACATCGTGTACTGCATCTGGCGCAGTCGGTTAAGGATGAATGCGTGTTTGGATTTAATGGTCATTTCTTCACCTCGCCGTGATAGTTGTGCTTTAGTTTCTGAAAATCAACAGTTGGCTTGGCAATCGAGTCAATGTAACTAACTGGCCACGAAATATCTGATGGCCTGCTGCTCCCACGCACATTAAACTTCTCTGCTTGTGTTATATCAGTTGTACAGCCATACCCGTCTTTCTTCCACCAAAATACTGCATTGCCGACTGTGCTACGTGTATCCTGCAAGTAATATTTATCTGGCTTCGTGTCAGGCTCCTGTTCGCCGTAAATGGCAGCATCACGAATAGCCCTGGCGCAGGCCCGCGCCGTATTTTTTTCAGTCTCGTTAAGCGGCTGCATAATACTTTCATCCTCGCAAATCTTCGCCGCTCTCTCCATATCAACCTCAGGCTCCTGCTCAGGGCCGCTGTTTTCTATTTCTTTCTGTAATAATGCCATAGCTCTCCAAGCTACTTTAGCACTATGGCGCATACCATCAGTATCAAACCCGCCTCTTTGTACAAAATGTCTCATCAATGCGTCTGCTTCATCCGTGCTTTTACTTCTATCCCAGTGTAACGGCCCGCTTAGCTTATGTTGCTCAGCGCCCCTCTTACTCAGCAAGGCCACAGCTACCACAGCGTAAGGAAAGTAATCTATAAACCCGGTAGCTATTGGTGTAGCTTTTCTTTGTGCTGCGTCAGCTGGTAATGCGCCTAAGCCTGAGCCTAATGTGGATTTTTCAGTCATGATATATGTTTCCTTTCTTCAGATGTTAGTAATGAAAAGTCAACAAATTTATTTACGTGGGCTTCTTCTAGCATACTTCGTCTTGCTAAAAACTTACCTTTGTCAGCTATAATTTTATCTGCTAGAACTAGATTACTTAATATATCTTTAAGCCTATCTAGATTCTCTAAATCATTTGTTACATTTTTCCAGATATCTTTAATGCTTAACGGAGTAAAAGAACTTTCTAGAACCTGAATTACTTTATGGCTTATATCACTGTTCTTGCTCTTACCAAATTCACCTAATGCTTTCGGCATCATTGACTCTGCATGGGTCAGCATTGTATTAGCGTATATTACATCTGCTTCTTCTATCCTTTTACTTAGTCTGCTAACTGCACAAATAATACAAAGCTTTACTAAGTGAGCAAACTTTCTACTTACGTATGAATCGAATCTTACATCTGGTAGATTGCCCATAGATTGGTAGATAGCATCTATCAACTTCTCGGCGCCCTTACTTAATTCTATCTTACCTACACACTTAGCTTTAATCTCTTGCAACTGTTTTGCTAACTCTAGTGTATCAGATTCAGCAGGGGGCCTAGGGAATGTTATTCTTTTTCCTGTAGGCTCACCATGAATTAGAATTAACCTACTAAAAATCCCCTGTCCAATAGCCTCTGCTGGAAATGCAAGGCTGAATGATGTAGGAGTATTACCTGCAAGGATACTAACATACGGATTATCAATCTCTACACTCCGTGAATTCTTAACCTTGTTCTTAAATATTCCTTCGTAGTCCCACAGCTGTCCAAGTAACGCTAAGAATTCTAAGTTTCCATTACCTGTAAATATATTAAACTCATCAGCAGCAATTAGAATTTCCGGGATATGAGCTTTTGTTTCAGCGCCAAATATATTCATCTCCATCATTTCTTCTGCGCTTATCTTACCTTGCTCATCAGCTATTAAATCTCCGGCTCCGCTTAAGTCTAACAGAAACTTCTCTTTGCTTGTCTTGTCTGCTGATACTGAACTATATCCAGCTTTAGTTAATAGCCTAATTGCAATCTTAATTGGTGTAGACTTCCTGGCACCTGCGGTTCCTAAAAGCATACAGTAGATGTTAGCTTTGATATTAAAATGCCCGTGAGTGAAACTTAAATCGCGCCCTACCATAGCCCCAAGTATAGTGATACATGACCAACGGTGATATACCATCGGCGATTCAGTATCCCCTATGTACTGGAGATAAGAAGAAATAAAGTTCTGGCTGCTTGGCATTATAAACTACTTGCTATTCTTTTTCTGCGAAGCAAGAGTTACGATACGCTAAGTATACTTCTTCTATGATAGCTGAACTATTCTGTGAGACTCCATCGTCGAACACCGCTACTGTTCTTCCCTGCTTTAACTGCTGCGGGAACTGTAAAGGTTCTATCCTTTCCGTCGTAACCTTGTATAGTAACGGGGATTTCCATGCATGCTTTAACCAGTAAGGGGAGGTCTGGTCTGTTAATTCTGTACTGGAATAGTATAGAATCGTGAATTTGAGCGAGGAGCTTAAAATCTCCACGGTGATTCGGGTGCATTGCAATTTCATAAAATACTTTCATGTAAGCGCGATTAAGCGTCATCGCATTTAAAGATTGTGGCGGATGAGCTACGTAGGAATTCAAGTCTCTCTTATTCTTTGTCGGATTCCCAAAGCAATAGCGCACTAGCCCTTGTTTATTTGCTTGATAAGCTACGTCATGCACAGCCTTACTGCTAATCATACTGGTAGTCATTACTTCTGCGGTTACATTCTTGTAATAAACTTGCTCTATGGATATGTAAGTAGAATGGAATGTACTTAAGAGATGCTCAGCTACTTGAATTAGTGTCCAAAAGCTAGGAAGCTTAAGAAGCCTCTGAGCCTCTCTTATCTTATCAATACCCATTGTATCAATGAGAACTCCAGGCCCCATATTATATACAGCGCCGTGGTTTACTCTCTTAGCTAAGTCTCTGAGAGCTTTGTTTTTTGTTCGTTTTGTGGAATCATCGTAGATGCTATCGTAAGGTACGCCAAAAAACGCGCTGGCGTTGACTGAGTGAAAATCTCTATCGCCTGTCGTGGCCCTAATAAGACACTCATCCCCCGCAATATAAGCAGTATCTCTGGATTCAGCTTGTTCGAGATCTGCTTCTGCAATAAAGTATCCATTATCTGCAATGAGCGTTCGCTTAACGTCAGTACCTCTTGGAATATTTTGTATTTGGAGTCCACACCAAAAATGGTGCTCTTTACTAGCAAGGCGTCCTGAATCTGTTCCATGCGGATTGAGAGTATAAAGGATTCGTCCGTTTGTACGGTTTCTTCTGAGGGGGTCTGTGGCTGCGATGTGTCCATAAAATTCTTTTGCACCTTTCTTGGATGTTTTAGTAACGTCAGCGTCAGTCCTGAGATACGTAGATATTAACTTCCTATCTCCACGAACCTCAAGAATTAAATTAAGTATCTTTTCATTTACAGGGTGTCTAAGTATTGCTTTGCTAATATCTTTTTCGTTGGTGCTTTTAATGTCAGCGCATCCAAGCACACGAAGCAGTTGCATAACTTGAACTGGACTGTTAGGATTGAAGTTAGGAGTATCAGTAAGTATCTCAAGCCTTGCTCTCTTTTCTGCAATCCTAGGAACTATCTCCGCTCTTACAATATCCTGTTCTTCAAAGTCTTTTTTGATTCCAGTCATCTCAGAAAGGTGACAAGGAAACTGAAGTGGGAATGTATTGGCATAGTTATTCATTGCCCAGTCCGGCGCCTCAGCAAACCAAGCTATCAATACATTAATTGTAGCCCACGTATCCAAAGCACAGTACATGTAATATTGTTTTAAGTCTCTTGTGTCGGCTAAGTCTTTCCAATACATTGACTCTCGCACAAAAAAGGTATTTAAGTAAGCTAAGTCTTTGGGCAGTTCTGAATACCATGAGTGGAAACATTCAGCAGTATCCCAGAGGTAGTTAACTGGTGCTGCATTATAAGCTTGCAGGTAGCTAATGTCGTACTTTCCATTTTGGAATGCTTTAGGTACGGGTAAGTTATTAAGCTGTCGTATGCAAGCCAAAGCATATAAGCTATCACAAGGAATAACACAAGATTCAGTAGACCAACCAGCAGCTTTAGAATAAAAAAGAGCAGTGTAACCAACACAACGAATACTCGGAGGATGTGAGAAGGTTTCAATATCAATTGCAATTGCAACTGCTTCTGCAAATCTGGCGTGTACCCCTTGAAATGAGGCTTCATCAAACATTCTCCAATTGAATTGGGTTACTGGATACCAATTCTGTGGTCTAGTTAGCTTGGTAATATACCGAGTAGTCATGAATTTCATGTACGGTATAGTGAATAGCTGCTCTAAAGGGTCAATGAATACTACTTCTATCCCAGTTCCCGGAACCTTAAACAAACTTCCAGCGTAGTTATTAATGCTAGGCTTTTTACTAAGAGACCCTGCACTCTGGTTTTCTACCAGCTTAGCCAGAAGTGCAGAGCTATTAGATATGACAGCCGTAGCATTCTTAGCTGCACATACTTGCTTGATCTCAAAGAAAGTGCTAGGCGTTTTAAAGATAGCTGCACATGATACGCCACCTAAGCACGATTTAAGAAAGGGTACATACTTAAGATCGTCTGGGCCTCCAATGAATAGAAGGCGGTCATGTGGTTTAGTTGTCATTTCTATTTAATCTTTTTATAGTGCAGTTCTACATTGATTAATCTCTGCACTTCCTTTTCACCGGGCATGATAAACAAGGTTCCTTTTTCTATATTGACTACAAAGCATTTATTTTTATTGATGCAGTCATTAACTAATGTAGAATTGAGCAGCCAATTAACAGGCTTAACTCTCATATAAACTTGTGAGTCATCCCCAGGCTTTACGAAGTGCGCACCAAAAGGCACATCCTTTAGTATTGCTTTAATTTCTGTGGCAGTACAGATAGTACAGATAGGGGACTCAAGTTCTTCCGAGAACAATAAGGCTTGAGTTTTAGGCTTAGCTGGCTTAGCTTGTTTTTTCATATTCTTCTTCCTCTTCTTTATCCATTAAGTTATTTTCATATTTGAATGTAAGAGCTAACTGTACTTCTTCTGGTGTGCATAGCTCAGGTGTTTCGTAGTACAATGTATAGGCTAATTTTCTTCTGTCACTTACTACTTCGGTTAAGCCTAGCTTATCTTCTATACTTAGCTTGGGCGCCCCAACAAAGGCCGGACTAACTATACCTAACTGCATCTTTGCTTGGAATAGCTTAAGCTGCTTACAAAGACTCACTGCATATTCTCCGGGCTGGGATTCTAGCAGCTTGACTAAATAAAGAATCTGTGCTGCGCTTAGTGCGGGGCGATACTTACTTTGTCTTTCTACCATTTGTTACCTCCTTCTTTTATTCGAGAGTCCTAGGCTAGCGAATACTATTACTAAGACTCTCTGGTAAAAGCTTCTCGGCTGGTCTTTAAATCAGCCAGAAGTAAACCATTATTGCTGGCCGATTAAACTGACAGGCTAACTACATCAGTGAACTTCTTGGTCTTATCTTTGCTGAACCTGATCTTAGTAACTACTGTAACTTCCATGCCTTTTGCAGCTTCCAGCAGAGCGCGAGTATTGCTCACACCAGTAGCAGCAGCCAGCGGACGAAGTACATCTTTAAGCGAACCTTGACCATACTCATTATTCAGCATGAACAAAACACCAGACTCAGTGCCAGGTTCTTGAGCTACATCACCAGCATTGGCCAGCTCAAGCGTTTCGATAAGGGCCATCTTCATCTCAACAGCAGGCGTAGCATTGACTTCTTTTTCTTCAAAAGAAATACGCACTTTATGAGCGCCAGGAGTGTATACTGCAAACTCCGGCATATCAGCCAGATCATCAATGCTGCTGTCCAAAAGACTATTCATGTCGTTATTCATTTTGTTTCCTTAGTTAATTAAATTAGCCTACGATTAGCTTAGCTTATATTAGCTTATGATTAGATGTCTTTTAGATTCAGTTCTCCTTGATTTTGGTTAGGTTCTTCTACATCTACTACATCTACTACTACTTCTGCACTTACTACAGTACCATCCGGATAATCACTATACAGGTATGATTGTTCTTTTTCTATGCACGCTTGTTCTTCTTCTGCTGCTTCTTCAATGGTGGTTATGTGCAGTTCTGGAGGATAATTATCCCGATCAAATGGGAAAGTTATTGTATTTGTAGTTGTAACACGTATGACTTTGGGCATTTTAAACTCCTTTTAACTGCGCTGCGGCTATCATGCCGGGAGTTAGTGGTGCTGCTCTCGGCGTCTTAAACACTTCTAGCAATCCGCTTGCTCCTTCTCGTTGCATATCTACATCGGTTCTGCTACCAGTCTGGACTGCATTACTATAAGTAGTTTTGGAAGCAGCAATGTGCTTACCGTTCTTGATATCACAATACACTACGTGATCGAAGTATTTAGATGTGTTACGGGAAAAGTTTGTAGTACCGCTAACTGGAACCAGTTTCTTAACTCCAGATTCTTGCTCTATTTCTAACTCATGGCTTATGCACACTACGTTATAACTTGCTTGAGCAACCTGAGAAAGAAACTTATCCATAAGCTGCCCTTGATTTCTGTAATCAGGCCACTCTGGTTTGTATAAATCACCTTGAGTTTTAGTGAGATGATTCATTGTACTAACTGCTAGCTGAGTAAGCGAATCAACTACGAAGATATGATTTGCTGGCAATGTGTTAAGCTCTATGGCGCTGAAATACTCGGCTTCTATCTCGCCTTTAGTATGCGCTGCTTTACATAGCGGGCAAGATACTTTACCATGCACATGGCATATCTCAGTCTTATTACCTGTGATTACCTTAAGCATAGTCTCAATGGCGATTGGGAATACTTTAGTATCCGGGATTGAGAATATCTCAATGCGTTCTCTAGCTTCTTCTGGTAGCTTAAGTAAAGTAGCGTAGCCATTCTCTAAGTCGAACCAATCAAGATAGAATGATTTAGCTAACTCAGATACAAGCTGAGTCTTTCCTACCTTTGGCGGCCCGAATACCAAGGCTCTCTGCACAGTTGATAACTTCTTATTAGTTAGCTTCACAGCATTCCCCTTGCGCGTCGTTGAATCTTTACTTCCAGTTCCAACACACACTTCGGCAATGTTCCAAGATATTTCAGGTACTTTTTTGATAGCCCGCCGTCGAACATTTTGTTTAGTTTTCTTACTGGCTTCTGGATAATCATGTAAGTATTCCTTTTATTCTTTAGCGAGTTGAGCTGCAATTAAGTCTTTTAACTCTAGCTTGATTTCAAATTCGTTTTCTATGCCATGCAGTATTCTAGCTTCATGCTTAGGCTCTAGTGGCTTAGTCAATGTGGCGGTACTTAATGTACAGATATTAAAGTATTCACATTCTCTGCCCCAGTTAAGACATGATTCACCGTGCATAGGATAGATATTAGTTTTCTCGTATATTTTTATTATTTCTATGTCAAGCATCAGTTCTCTAATCCACAAAGCACGGACAAGATAATCTTTCTTAAAGTCCATTACTTCAAATTCTCTTTGCAAAGTCATATAGATCATATACTTCACAGTATAACTAGACAATCCCGGGAACAGAGCATCTAATACAATTGAGTAACCAACTGCTTGGGCTGAGTTTTTGTAGCTTGCTGCTGATACATATCTCATGCCTGTAGTTTTTACTTCCAGCACCATGACTTCACCAGTTTTTTCATGCACTAATACTGCATCTACGAAACCTTTATAGGTATAGCCATCTGGAAATTTGATAATGAAACTAAGCTCTGCGGCTGGCCTGCCTTTATACTGCGCTAGTTTCCAGCCTTTAAGAAAGCCATTCTTTTTTAAGGCTTTAAACTTATCAACTGCGTGGACTGCAAGCCAGAAAGACTTTCCTTTTTTGGGTAGTTCACTAAGTAAATCACTGTCCCATGCCCTGAAGATATCAAAATATATAGTATCATCTGATTTTTCTTCCAGAACACTTTGTATTCCTTGCCCCACAGCATGTCCAAATGCGAATGTGGTGTTGTCTCCACTGATTCCATCATCATCTTCCTGCACTGCATTTAGTTTATAGAGTTGGAACTTTCTGGGGCAGGCATGTAAAGTGAGTCTGCTGGAGTAAGAGAGCTGTCTAAGTCGTATGTCGGTTGTCTTAGAAGTAGCTGCTTGTGTATCCATATTGCTATTTTCCTTTGTGTGGTGACAGAAAAAAGAGTAGTTATCAGGCTTAATTCCCAGGCTTTTCTTAAACTACCCTTACACCAAATTAAAAGTAGCAAACCAAGATCAGTATTTTCTATTCTATCTGCTGGTATGATGTATTCATAATCACCTAGCCATTCAGCTATGAGTTTGTAATCCTGGAAATGCGTGTGGTGTTTTAATATCAGATGTGTATAAGTGATTGCGATACACATTATTAAATATCATCCACAGTTACATTCTTTTTAATCTTAGTTTTTAAAACTGTGGCTGTGATATCAGTCTTGGTTTGAATCTTTAATCCAGCGACTAAGATAGCTATGTCAGAGTCATCCATAAGAGTTACATTCTCAGGGTCAGAACGTAAGAGAGTATGGATATCTCTAAGCATAGCTGTCATTGAAGGATGAGCTAAATGAATAGACTCTTGAAGCGCAGCCATTTTCATCTTAACTTCTTCTGGCGTGCAAGTCATTTATCATTTCCTCCTTGTGCGAACATTCCAATGAGTATGATGATGGTACTTACGAGAGGCCAAAACCAGTAATCAAAGTGCATTATATATCTCCTAGTCCGTACATTCTTTTAAGTTTAAAGGTTACTATGCTTCCGTCTACTGTGGCTTTAATCTGTTCTCTTATACCTAATTCGCCTTGCATAAATCTATAACCAAAATCCTTATCTCTGCGGTTCTTTACCATCTTGATAATTGTCTTGTGAAATTTAGGGTGAGCAGTAATTGCACAGACTTTATGAGTCTTTAATCTATTCCATAGCGGTAAATATCTGCTGATTTTAGGTGGTGTTGGATTGCTCATAAGTATGGTTCCTGCTGCTGCAATGCTAGCTACATCTTACCGTCGGCTAGAAGCCTTTGTTGCTCTGAATACAGAGCTGTTTAGTGCATTAACAACAGCAGGAATTCTTTTCATCCAGTAACTTTCTAATGTATTTAAAAGCATCGGCCTTAGTTTTTATAGGCCGCTCTATGCTATGCTCTTTTATTAGATAGTTAATGTACTGAGGGGATGTATTAAGATAGGCTGCACATTCTAGCTCAGTGTATAATCTACCTTCAGTTTCCAGGTATTCTACAAATTGCTTTTTGTGCTGCGTTGAGTATTTAGTAGGCATATAAAAAAGGACTACTAGTTTCCTAGTAATCCCTTTAGGTTTGACTATTAAATTATATTACAGGTTTGCCAGCATTGCCGATTCGTCAAGCTTCATGAGAGAATCAGCTTTCTCATCCAAGAACTTAACACATTCTGAAAACGTTTCAGCTTGCGGCGAGTTGTTGGTGTAGATTGCCAGTTGTTCCTTCAGCTTGGCGATTACCGGCTTGTTGGTTTTGATGCTGTTATACTTACCAAGCAACAGCTTAGCAGCAAAGCTAACAGCTTCAATAGTCTTACCAGTAATTGCAGGCATGATAGAAATGTAATCCTTAACAAACTCATCCCACACTTCCTTGGCAATACCACGGCAACGCTTCTCGGCATCCGGCAGCAAGGCAATTGCTTCAAACGTTACTTGGTCAAGCGGGAAACTTGCTGCATTCATCGCTTGGTTAGCTTCGTCATTCAGGATGTTACGTGCTTGTGAACTGATAATATCAGCAACAGCAGCCAACAGCAATTCACGTCCTTTGGGGCCGGATACTTCATCCGTGCTTTCAAGGATTGCAACAATACCTTCAATGGAAGGAACCGGCAGTTTCAATTCAACAGTTTGACGCTTGTTGCCAAGGTCATCTTTCTTGAAGTGAAACTTATAATCCACCATATCAATCTTGTTATTAAATTGTGCTTTGATTTGCGCAATTGCAGTAGCAGATTGCACAGGTACTACTGCAAGGCCAGGTGCTGCCTGTTCTTCTCCAACTGCATCATTACATACGAAAGCAAGTTTCTTAAACATTTTTGATTCTCCAGTGGTTAAACTACAGTCTTAAGTTTATGGTACAAGATTAAAACCAGATTCAGTTATTAGCTGGCCTGAATCCTGCGCCAGAACCAATATAATCTCACGCGCACGGTGTCGTGTCAACAGCTTTTTTTCTGTCAGTTAGTATTTTTTGTTTATACTCTTTATATTGTTTTAAATTAAGTACTACAATTGCCAGTGTTCCACTGCGTATTTGACCTGCTATTGCGTATAATCCTAACTCAGCAGCTTGGTTACATAACTGCTTGCTAGCTCCCAGTAGTCTCATATTAGTCCAGTTAGTTTTTGACCATGCAGACTGTAACCTGCTTCTAGGCTCAGTCTTAGGCTTTTGGACAGGTGTACTGATATACTGTTTAATTTGTTCCATTATGTTTCCTTTGTTTGTGTAGTAACTAATTCTTTCTCTTTTTCTACTAATGCCCAATGCTCTGTCCATTTCTGTGTTTCCAAACCAAGCAAGGCCAGATCACAAAGCTTTACCTTCATTATTAAATCATCAATTGTGTGTTGATGAACATGAAGTCCAGGAATAGCTCTTTCTGTATATGCGTTTATAAAGCTCATTGCATACTCTTGGTAATCCTGGATATTCTTCTTAGTTAGTTCTTTATTTATCTTATCAGCATTTAAGCGTGCCATGTTCTATTACCTTTCATCAGCTTCTAGCAGTTTAGCAACCAATTCATCTTCACCTCTTTCTAACTTACCTTTAAAGAATTCAGCTTTTGCTTTCAAATCATGTCCTTTAATGCGTTGTCCTATTACTCCCTTAGTGAAACTATCTGGTTCACAAATTACATATAATTCTTCTCTGGCTCTGCTGCATCCTGTATACAGTAGCTCCCTTTGTAGCATTGTATTGTGACTGCTATGTAAGATAAGAAATACTTTCTTCCATTCAGAGCCTTGGCTTTTATGAACAGTTAAAGCATAAGATAAGATCATCTCATTTAATCCTGCGGCTGTTTTAACTTCCAGTTCTTGGCCAGTAGCTAAGATTTTAATTGTTACTATATGGCTAGCTTCTCTTACTCGTTCTTCATCGTCCAAGTTTATACCAGCTAAAAGCTCGTCAATATCTTTTTCTGATTCATTTAAGATATGATGCTCTGTTACTTCACCTTCAGGAAGTTGCACAGTTCCCCAATAATCTAGGTACTTATGCTCTGGTTGGGGCCATGCACCAGAGTAACCTTGATTAATTCTAATGTTTACTATCTCAGCATCTTCCTTTGAATACCAAACCTTTTCACCTACAGAAAAGTATAACCGCTCATAACCAGCCACGATTTCATAAGTTACATAACCACGCTTTCTTGCAATGTGGTTAGCAATATGCCTATTCAATTCATTGGTGCCACATGCTTTATTGAATGGAATAAGAATCATGTCATCTTCTGGTGTATACTTTCCAGCATCGTAAGCATTCTTGAAGAATAACGCTATGGTTCTTAGTGCGTTATCTGCGCTTATTGATTTCTTCCAAGCATGGATTTTAAGCTTTTCTGGATACTCCCATGCAGGATATTCTGAGGCTGGAATAGGAACACCAGATAGAATACGGTGAAGTAATCTAATGATAGGAGACTCTAATGCTTGTCTGTAAACCTGAGTAAGTTCTACTGTAGTTAAAGATAGCATTTTAAAGCCTAGAATAGCAGAGCCAAATATAGGCGGCAATTGCTGAATATCACCTAAGTATATAAATGCTACCTTAGATGGGTCTGGAAGCGCACAATAGATTTTATACACTAAATCTACAGCTACCATTGAAGATTCATCAATTATGATGATCTTGATTGCGCTACTTAGCTTATTGAACTGGTTTCTTGATGGTTCAAACTTCATCGTCTTTCTAGGTGTGCCATCAGCATCTATTACTTCGTAAAAGACTGGTTGATACTCTAGTAACTGATGAATATTTATACAGTTATCTTTTAACTCATTCGGCATTGCCCTGCGAAGATTCTTAACAGCCGTTTTAGTGAATGATACGCCTATGATACCGGGAGTCCCAGTAGGCAAGTGTTTATGCTCATGGTCTTGCATTGGAGGAAAATACTTAGTTAGCAATAACTGGCTAATAGCTCCCTGCATCGTGGTAGTCTTACCAGTGCCAGCAGCACCGATTAAGATGCAAGACTTGCCGGATAGCACTGTTTGAATGAATTGCCATTGTTCGGCGTTCCATTCAATTAGCTTTCCATACCTATCTATACCTGTATGGATATCTGGATTTGCTTCAGGAATAGGAACAGTGGCAGGAACAGTGGCAGGAACAGTGGCAGGAATAGCTATAGTATTAGCTACAGGAACAGTGGCAGGAACAGGAATAGCTATTCCTGCCACTGGAAGGTTTTTCTTAGCTAAAGCTAGTTTCTGGGCTTTAGCTAAAGCTAACAGTTCTTGGATTGCGGAAGCCATGTTATCTTGCCTTTGAAATGATTACGGTTGGAAGTATGTAACTCCAGGAAGATAAGTAATGCTTATTTGGCAGCCTGAAGCTAAGTGCATATTGCTTTCCTGGGTCACCATACTTAATCTCAGCAAAGGTAATATCTTTCAATATAGCATGATAGTGAATATCTGTATCTGCTGTATAGGGTCTTACAATGGTTCCGCGATTCCATTTTCTAACCAGATACTCACCAGAGTAATATAAAATAAAGTATCCATCAAGACATGTCCTAATAACTGATTTAGGTGGAATTAACCATACAGTTTCCATAGCTTTCTTCAGCATCAAAGGACTTACAAGTACTGCTTGATCTTTTACCATTATAGTTTCTCCAAGGTGCTATCTGCTGCATAGTTTTGGGCTAACTGATACTTCATCTTAGCTTTTAAGTATGAGAAATCAGTAGGATAATCTACACGCCTAGGAAGCTTTGTTGGTGCTGTATCAATTAACATCTGTAAATTAGTCTTTCCCACGGCTTCATCTTCATTACCATTTGTTCCTAGTATACTGAAGGTAGCAGAACCTAAGCTAAAGAATCCAGTAATTACAGATAGTCCAGCCCTTACTGTTTGAAATAGATGGTGTGCTTGGATACTACCACCATCTAGATTTTCTTCACAATGCTCAATTAACTCTCTTAAGTCTTTTTCCGGCACTGTGATTATATCTGTATCTGTGTGACATTTAATAATGATTTCTTGCCAGTATTCTGAGCAAGTCCAGGTTTCACCTGCTACGGTTATTTCAAAGTTAGGAAACTCCGCTGATTCTGAAGTCCATTGGGCAAGTAACCTAGCATAGCGATTAGGATTAAGACTGTGATTCTTGATATACCGTTCAAGATTCTGTTCTTTCCTCAGTAATCTTTCTCTTAAGGTTTCATCCTTCAGACCATTACAAAAATCAGAGAATGAGTTTTGCCATGCTTCAATCCAATGCTTTACATTGGCTAAGTCTCTGGTTTCCTTTGAGATTACAAACCTGGGAACAGCAAACTTAGGATGCCTGATTGTTACTATTTTACCAATTATGTCATGCAATGCAGACATACTGGAGGATATAATCCTTGCTGTATCTGGTCGTTGCCAGACATGGCACCTAAAATCTACTAACTCTGTAGAATTAAGATAAGCTAGGAACAGCAAGAAAGAATCAGTCTCTGTCAATTGCCTTTCTTGCCATTTAGGATAGTAACGCCACAATTGCTTTAATGTAAGGTTAAACACCGGATGCTCGGCTTCAGCATTAGTGAAGTATCCGGGGAAATGTGTTACATTAAATTCAATACCGCTTTTTCTACATAGAATCTTCATAGTATTTCTTTCTTATTTAAAGAATAGCTTGTTAATTGCTTTTTCTTCGAGTGATCTACCTGCAATGTATCCTCTGATGATAAGTCCTGTTACTATTCCGATTACAGTAGGAATAAATAGCAGAATAAATAACAGAACAAACAGACAATCGGTTTTAAACTCTTCGAGAGCAGAAATTGCTTTCATATAATCACCATACCAAGTAGTTTACCAAGATGGTTATGAACAATACACACAAAATCTTTTCCATATGAGCTTGTGAAAGAGATTAAACGAGGATTATCTAGCTCAACATCTTCATACCATCCTATCCTTCCATCATGTAACCATCCTTGCCGTTTTGAAAGCGGCTTAAGTGCTACTGCTACATCCTTCATGTGGAATCTGATAAGGTGTGAATGCTTATTTACACATGATTCTATATATCCACACTTCTCAGTCCAGTATGGAATTTTTACTGCGTTCAGTCTCATTTCAATTGGAAAATCTTTATAATACAATCCTGAGTTTGTTACTGTGTTCATTATAGGTTCTCCGGTTATACAATGCAGAAAAGCACTGCAAGTAGCAATAAGCCACAAGCAATGCCGGTAATCCACCAATTCAAGTTACTATTATCATTAACCATATTATAAGTCCATTAAAGGTTCATCACCTTTTCTAACTCTACGTGCGGCTTGCTTAGCCACACTTACATTCATTCTATGATACGTATTTCCAGTGTATCCTATGCTGGCCATTATAGACCTGAATTCTGGGCCATGCGCTTGCTTAGCACTAGGCCAATGCTTAAATTGTATTACATGCGCAATCTCATGCGCGATTGTTTCTTCCAAGTTACTATATGTTACTATTGTATCTTCCAGAAAGAAAGCCGCATTTATTTCTATTCTGTTTGTATGCCTGTAAGCGAATCCTGCTACACCTGATGCATTGAATACAGTCCTACATGTGGGAACAGTCCATGCAGAGGCTGTATTCCCTAAGGTAAGCAATCCTAAATCCTTGGCGCCACAGTAGTGGCTCCATACTTTGGCTGTGATATCTTCAATTCTTAACTCAATTTCTACGCTGTGCAATATCTTAACATTAGACATGATAGATTCCTTTGGTTAAATATCTGCTACTATCTGCTACTATCTGCTACTATCTAATATAAACTCCAAAGGCTTTGCAGCCTTCAGACTTCATACTATCATATTAGCTTAACGTTTTATACAGGTTTGCTCGCGAAAAAAAGTATACGCTTTGTGCTTTATGGTATTCACCTTTCGCCCTGTAGTATGTTTCTATAGCTAAATCCAATTGGCTTTTTTCTTGTTTTGCAGGCTCATTTTTTTTGTCATACACTGAAAAAAACTTATAGAACACTACACGTTCATTATCGAATACTTCCTTTGCCTTGTCTCTTACTGCCACCAATTCTTGTATTTTATTGTATTTGTGTGCTAAGGAATTCGTGTTCATATTAGCTATCCTTTTTACCAGTTACAAAAGCAATGTGCGCTTTTTTATACTCGTCTATTTCCTTCATGTATACTTCAATACTCTTCTCATATTCAACCAAAGCTTTAGTATAATCATTCCTCAACCTGTCATACGATTTAGTATAAACCGCACGAAAAACTTTTGCTTTTTCATACTTAACCGAAGTAGCGTAGTATTCGCTTCTCTTTTCCTTGTGCAGTTTATCGGCTGCAATATAGGCTTTTTGTGCTGCAAGGTAAATCTCGTATGTATTGTCCATTATAGATTCTCCGATTAAATACTTCATACTATTATAGCAAACTGTGCTATTCAGTAGTGCATACTCGCAAGCCCTTACGGGCTTGAAACTAAACACTATGCAAGGTATTTGCGAATGATGATAGCTTGTTTTTCTCTCTCTGTATTACTGGCCGCAGAATCTACTGCATAGGCCGCAGCATCTACAGCAAACTTAGCAGTATATGCTGCATACATTGGTTTACTTGCTTTTGCTGCATAGGCCGCAGCATATGCCGCTGTATATGCTGGATAGTCTGCTACATAAACTGCATCTTTTGCTGCATTCAATGCATCTTTTGCTGCATCTGCCGCTATAAATCCAGCATTTCCTGATTCCAGTTTGCCATCAGCAGTAGAGCGCGCAGCATGGATTGCTAGTGCTGGCCTGTCATCATCAGGACGTTGAGCTGTAAATATATGCAATACAGATTCCGCCATGTCGGCGCTAATCAAATAGCGTTCACGAGTGCAATCCTGTTCTGTGGCGCGTAAACACCACATCATATCTTGCACTCCATTAGATTCAAGGATGTGCAGTAAATTGATTGGCTGTTCACGCGGCCAGTCATTACCGAGTGAGTCAATCAAAGTCTTGTATCCAGCAACACAAGCTTGGTTCGATACCAGCAAGCGTCTTGTCGTCGTTAGTGTCATTTTGTTCATGATAGATTCTCCGATTAAATCTTACTTTTAAGTTTCTAATGTAAACCAATTGGTCACATAGCCAACCAGCCAATAGCCAATCAACCAATGCGCCCTATGGTCATCCAATGTAACCCATTGCCCGAACCGTGTCAATCCCCTAATATTTCCATGTTAGCAAGTTAATAACTTACAGAGAACCATACTTGAGAGGGGTAAAGGTCTTAGTTCAGTATAGGGGTCTTTAAAAATAAACTAATTTCAAATACTCACTATATAACTATCAATTCATATATAAGCCTCTTACTATCTATATTAAATTCCTTGTATGGGAAAATAGCAACAAGGGGTCAATTGGCTGATTGGCAATTGGTCACGCAACCAATGAGTAAACCCATAATACCTAACTAATAATATCCATGTTAACAAGTTAATAACTAATTGCGAATGTCGCGGTAACGCGAATGGCCAGCCCGAATTTCTTCAGGCTGGCCATTAGAATGCAACGACCTGGGATTGATTTTCTAGTATCCCAGGTCGTTGCAATTTCCTGCTAGTCCAGCAATTCCAACATGCTATCGTCGGTAACCGCGGTGAGCTTTTCCAGCAGTTTAGTGCCGATAACACTTTCATACTCGGCTGGCAGTAACTCCATCGCTGTTACTAATTGACTCTTAACAGCGTCCGGAATGAATCCATCTCTACCGGCAAGGGATTGAAACTTGCAGCGGTATTGATAGGTTATTCCGGCCATCTTACCGTCACTGATACCCGGAAGCTTTACAGCAAACCTAGCTTTCATCAGCGCCAGCAGGTCGTCGTCAAACCAAATGCCGATGGAATCCTTTGTCATCCGCTGTGACTCGGTTTCAAGCTTCATTGCTGCAAGGATAGCATCAATGCCAAGCTTATCGCTTGTAATGGTGTTCCCCTTGCTATTGATGCTGCTGGCGATACGACTACGCAAGGCGTCAATTGCATCAACGATAAAGGCTTTGCCGACGTCCGCACCTTGAATCAGGAACAGGACAGAATCAGACAAGACCGGCACTACGATAACAGAACCGGACTTGCCTTTTTTACCGTCCGTGCGCGCTACATTGAGCGTAGTCAATCCTTCATTGACTATTGCTTCGGCAGTCTTAACTACTGGATACATGGTTGACATGATATAGATTCCTTTAAGTCAATCTAGCAAACCGTGCTAGGCGGCAGTACTACTATAGTAGCACGATTCATGCCAAGCTAGCTAGCTATTTCCAAGGGCGTAGCGAATGCGAATGATTCTCAATATCGCCTATAGTGACAAACTTTGTCACAAAGTGACACATGAATTGTCATGTCTCATTTATACAACAAACGCCTAATCGAAGTAAGCGCTCACTAACTATCGCATATAACCTTACTACCAGCATGGGTATACGGCAGCGGTAGTAAGCACTCACTAACTATCCGGCCGGATAGTAAGTAAGCACTTGCTAACCTGGCCTAATGGTGAATACGAATGATTCTCATTCAGGGCCGGTGCAGGCCTTTTTTCGTTTCCGTGTAGCCTTGTATCCTAAGGAGACGTACCCATTTCACTGAACTTTTTTAAAAAAACTTTCCGAGGAGTACCGTTAGCTATACGAATATAGTAAGTACCATTCCAGGGGTAATTACCAACTCCACCCTCTCACTACTAAAAAAAATTATATAATAATTTATATCGAGGCTTGGAGGCTTTATGAATGAATTACTTAATGCTACATCTACACAATCTAGAGCGTTGAATTTGCTGGCTACAGGATTGAAGCCGGAAACAGTGGCTGCATCTCTTGGAGTTACGCCATCTTATATTAGCAGCTTAGTAAGTGATGAAGCCTTTGCGGGCGCGCTCGCGACGATGAGATACGAACATCTCGCAAAACACAATATTAGGGATTGTGCATATGACACCCTAGAAGATGATTTGCTTGAAAAGCTTAAAGATAGTCTTGGGCTTATTATGCGGCCGATGGAAATGATTAAAGCATTGCAAGTTTTAAATCAAGCTAAACGGCGCGGCCAATCAGCTCCTGACCAACTCATAGAAAAGCAAAGCATCATAAATTTAGTAATTCCTATTCAGCTAATTAATAAATTCCAATCAAACGCACAAGGCCAAGTAACTAAAGTAGGCGAACAAGAACTAATTACTATACAATCAGGTAGATTAGATGGACTTATTAAGGAGAAACGAGATGGCAGCCCCGCCCTCGCTATTGGAAACGCAGCAAATGCAACGGGTTAAAGCTACCGTATGCGAAAAACAGAAGCAATTAGTGGCCGCCAATAAGTTGGCAGCTCGCCTTCTGCTGCTTTCTATTTCTTCTTCAATTACAACTAAATCTTCTAGGAATGGATAGTGTTAGATACTCCAACATTACTTGAAAAGCTGGAGTTTTCTACTTTTGAGCCTGAAGTAATTCTTGTTCCTGAGACAGTACAAGAAGCTTCGTTCGATGCGCAACAAGTAGTAGATTTATGTAAAACATCACCAGATTTCTTGGCTGGTTTAGCAATGCCAACAGTATATCAGTACGCATTTCCGCTAGTTTATCTAGCTATTTGGGCGTGGCTGATAGAGTACTCAGCTAAGGCACGAGATTTCTCCCAGCTTGCTCTTGGATTACCGCGTGGCTTTGGTAAAACAATGGTAATTAAGCTATTCATACTATACTGTATATTATTTACCACTAAAAAATTCATCTTAGTTTTATGTGAGAATCAATCTAAAGCTAATAATATACTTGCAGACGTTTCTGATATGTTATCTGAAGAAAACATTAAGAAAACGTTTGGTGATTGGAAGATAGGATTAGAGACTGATAGGCTTGACCTTAAAAAGTTTGGCTTCCGGGGCCGTAATATAATTCTTATGGCAGGCACTGTAGCAGTAATTCGTGGCGTGACTCTAAAGAATGAGCGCCCAGATGTAATGATTTTCGATGATATACAATCTCGTGAATGTGCCGAGTCAGATGTACAAAGTAATGCGCTTGAGCGAGAAATGACTGGTACTGCTATGAAGGCTAAATCGCCTCATGGTTGTCTGTTCGTATTCATTGCTAATATGTACCCAACTAAGTGGTCAATTCTCCGTAAACTTAAGTCTAATCCTAATTGGATTAAGTTTATTGCTGGCGGAATTTTACAAGATGGTACATCGCTATGGGAAGAATTGCAGCCAATAACTCAGCTAATGAGAGAGTACGAGAATGACTTAGCAGCGGGTAAGCCTGAGATATTCTATTCAGAAGTGCTTAATGATGAGACAGCATCAGTTAATCATCTAGTAGACCTCTCTAAGTTGCCTGCACTTCCTTTCAGAGAAGAAGATATACCACAAGGTAACTTCATAATCATTGACCCTTCCTCTGGTAAGATAAATAGCGATAATGTAGCTATTGGTTACTTTGAAGTATACGACTCATTCCCAGTTCTTAAGAAGTTAATCAATCGCCGATTGAGTCCTGGAGAAACTATTCGTGAGGCTCTTAAGTTAGCTCTTACTCATAACTGTAGACTTATTTGTGTAGAATCAGTTGCTTACCAATCTACCCTTAATTACTGGTTTAGATTCGTCTGTGAACAGATGCAGATAGTTGGTATAGAGTGTGTTGAAGTATATCCTGGAGGCTTCAGCAAGAACTCTCGTATTCTAACTATGTTTAAGTCTTTACAATCTGGTGAGATATTCGTTTCTGAGGAAGTGCGTAGTGAGGTATTTCTTCAGATTATGCAGTTCAATCCATTGCGTAGAGATAACACAGATGATATTCTTGATCTGCTTGCGTACGCTCCAAAGGTATTAGAGATGTACGCCGAATTTGTAGTTATGATGAATGTATTAGTCCAGCAAGATAACGCAAACATTAAGTTGCTTGCTGCTGGAAGTAATTCACCATTCTAGGGGTAATGTATGGCTGAACGAAGACTCAGTACTAGGGATAAGAAATTACGTAAAGACCTCATGCTTACGCCTGAAGAACTGGCTAAGGATATTGAGTCTAGCCAAACAGAGTATAATATCAATATGTTAATTGAGGAGATTAGTAGAGCCAAGACTCCTGCGATTAAGAAGATACTGATGGACGAGCATACTAGCATCATGGCGTCTATTGCCGAGAAAGAAACAAGATTAGCGGCGAATAAAGTAGCTGCTCCAAAAGTAGCAGAAAATACGGTGCAGCCAGCCTCGCTTTTAGATACACTCATTAGTATCTTTAATAGATAAGTAAATAAGGTAAAACACAATGCAACCTAATACACCTATGATTTTAACTCCTAAAGCACAAGAGGGAATCATACAATACTCTCGGCAGTGTTATTTACTGCAAGCTACGAATTGGAATATCAGAGAAGTATTACGTAACATAGACTTAGCTTATATTCGTGAAAACGATAACACTAAAGAGAATTCTCGCGCTCGCATATCTAACACGTATGGAGACCCTACTAAGTTCCAGAACGTAGTTGTGCCTGTAGTTATGCCAATAGTAGAATCGGCAGTTGTATATCAATCTGCTGTGTTCTTGCAGGGCAATCCTATTTTTGGGGTAGTATCAGACCCGAACAATATGGACGCAGCTATGCAGATGGAAACAGTAATAGAAGATCAGCAGGTTCGTGGTGGTTGGGTTAATGAATTTATTAAAGTATTCCGTGATGGGTTTAAGTATAACCTAGCAGGAGTAGAAGTGGATTGGTCGCGTGAAGTAACTGCGACACTAGAAACTGATATACTTTTCTCAACTAAAGAAGCTAAGCCTAAAGAGCTTATCTGGGAAGGTAATTCAATTAAGCATCTTGATCTATACAATACATTCTTTGATATTCGTGTGCCGCCTAATGAGGTACACAAGAAGGGTGAGTTTGCTGGATATAATAAACTTATGTCTAGGATTGAGCTTAAAGATTTTATTAATAAATTACCTATTAAGATGGTTGAGAATGTAATTGCTGCATTTCAGTCAGGGTTTGGCTCAGCAGCTGCTGCAAGTACTGGAGCTACTGAATCATATTACCTTCCTCAGCTTAATCCTGGTGCGTTGTTTCCTTCCGACACGAAACGCTCGTCAATGAATTGGATGAGCTGGGCTGGCTTGACTGGTGCTAACAATAAGATTCAATACAGAGATTCTTATCAGGTCACCATTTTATACGCGCGTATTCTTCCTTCTGATTTTAATATGCGAGTTCCGTCACCGAATACTCCGCAGATTTGGAAGTTTATAATTGTTAACTGCAGCGTAATAATCTATGCTGAGCGTCAAACCAATGCTCATGGTTACTTGCCGATTCTATTTATGCAGCCTTTAGATGATGGGCTGGGCTTCCAAACTAAGTCACTCGCTACTAATGTAATGGCGGTTCAATCACTTACTTCGGCTTTGTGGAACTCTAACATCGCAGCTCGTCGTCGTGCTATCAGTGACCGTACGTTATATGACCCTAGCCGAGTAGCTGCTGAGCATATAAACAATGAGAATCCAAGCGCAAAGATTCCCGTGCGTCCGACTGCTTATGGTAAGCCAGTAGGTGAAGCTGTTTATGCCTTCCCTTTTAGGGATGAACAGTCCGGCTTAATCATGCAGGAAACTGGCCAGATTATGCAGATGGGAAATATGATCGCTGGCCAGAACCAAGCTCGCCAAGGTCAGTTTGTAAAAGGCAATAAAACCCTGCATGAGTTTGATACAGTAATGCAGAATGCTAATGGTAGAGATCAGCTTGTTGCAATGGTAATTGAGGCCGTTCTTATGACCCCAATTAAGACCATGCTTAAGACTAATATCTTACAGTTTCAAGGTGGGATATCTCTCTATTCCGCTGAGCGGGAGCAAGTAGTTACTATTGACCCGCTTGTGCTGCGTAAAACTATCATGAACTTTAAAGTATCTGATGGCCTAGTTCCTTCAGATAAGCTAATTAACTCTCAAGTAATACAGGCTGCTATGCAGTTAATTGCTCAGTCGCCAGAACTTAATAGCCAATACAATATTGGGCCGATGTTCTCGTACTTCATTAAAACTCAAGGTGGTAGGATTTCTAGCTTTGAAAAATCACAAGAGCAAATAGCATATGAAACTGCTGTTCGTCAATGGCAGATGACTATGCAAGCTATGACACAGAACTTTAGTAAGCTTGAACCGGAAATGATCGAGAAGTTAATGCAGCAACTTCCTCCCCAACCTACTCCTGAGCAGTTTGGCTATGTTCCGGGTAAGATGGGAGCAGCTCCTGGCACTACTCCTCCCCAACCAAAAGTTTCAAACATCACAAATAACATTACTAACTCAGTGGCTGAATAACCATGACTCCAAATAACTTTAATCCAGAGCTTCTAACCGCTTTCACTAGAATTTCCTTATCTGCGAGCGATGCGATATTATCTCAGTCACTTACTCATCTTAATCTTTGTTGGCTTCAGAATGAGCGCGCTCTTTACGCGCAACAAAAGCTTAATATGAAACTTGACCCAAAGAACGTTGAAGCGTTTATGCAAGAAGAAGCAGAACTGCACGGCAAGTTAAATCTATTAACTTACTTAATTGATTGTGCAAATGAAGCAGTAAAATCCCACGTTATACAAACCCAGCAAGACTAACTACTAGGAGCTTATCATGAGTGTAATGGACATGTTTAGAACTGCAAATACTGCGCAGCCTGCCCCCCAACCTAATCTTGCGGTGCCTGGAAACATCCCGCCAGTTATTGCAACTACCGGACTTACTGGGCCTGCAATAGCTCCTAATGGTGTTATTCCTCCTACGACCGTCGCTGCTCCAAAAGAGCCGCCGGCTCCGCTCGCGGAACATGCTACATTATGGGAACCTCCTATTATAGACCCAGCTGCACCAATCAAATCAGATAGTGTATTTGGAAATACCGATCCTAAGAAGTTTATGGAAGCAGCTAGTAAGATTGATTTTACTAAGGTTGCCACTCCTGAAGAATTAACTGCGATTACTGCCGGCGGTGAAGCTGCTACCAAGGCGATGATAGCAGTCCAAAATAGAACAGCACAATCCATCTACGCACAATCAGCTTTTGCTTCCACTAAATTGATTGATGCTGCATTAGCTAAGGCTAAAGATTCTTTCCTTGCTGATGTAGATTCACGAATTACAGCCATGTCTGTAAAAAACAATCTCCGTGAAAAAAACCCCTTATTTACAAATCCTGCAATACAGCCGATGATATCAATGGTTGAAGCTCAGATGCGTACTAAGTTTCCTAATGCTACTCCGACGGAAATTACTGAGCAAACCAATCAATACATTGAGCATTTTGCTTCTGCATTGGCTCCCAAAGCTGCACCAGCTAAAGGAACTAAAGCAGCAGAAAAAGAAACTGATTGGTCTAAATTCTTAAATTAACTTTTGGAGATTTAACATGGCTTACAAACGTGTACTGGTTTCAGAGGAAGGTCTGCAACGGCGAGTTAGTGGTAATGATGGTTGCCTTGGTTCTCCCGGCATCGTAACTGTCGCTACGGCTGGCGCACTTACTATTGGTCTTGATGCGATGCTGTCAGGTATTGCTCGCTTTACTGGAGCGGCGGGCGCAGTTGCGTATACGCTTCCTACTGGGGCTGTGGTTAGTGCTGCACTTCCTGATATGGAAATCGGAGAATCGTTTACGTGGTGGCTTACCAATACTGCGGCTCAAGTTGCTACGCTTACGGCTTCTGCTGGTCATACCGTAACTGCTGGCATCACTACCATCAATGCTACTAGCTGTCTGGTGGTGACTACTAAGACCGCTGCTGCTACTTTTGCATCTACTCTGGTTTAATTTCTACAGTAATTACAGCAGTACTTGTTTAATTTTTTATAAAGATATTTAGGAGAAACACATGCCTAGTTTTACTGGAATGATGAATACGAGTGACTTTACCACTGACCTTGCAGCTAAGTCATTTAGTGGTATGATTACTCGGCTGATGCCTAACGGCACAGCACCGTTGTTTGGACTCACGTCGATGCTGGATTCTGAGGTTGCTGTTCAAGTTGAGCATGGCTTCTTTACGAAGACTATGTTGTTTCCGTCTCTGAATCTGGATGCAGCTGTTGCTGATGGTACCGTTACCGTGTTTACTGTTGCTTCTACCGCTAATGTGCTTCCGGGCATGATTATGCGTGTAAATTCAACCGGTGAAAACGTTATCATCAATACCATTATCAGCCCCACGTCTGTTTCAGTTAGCCGTGGTGTTGGTACTGTGGCTGCTGCAGCTATCGCAGATAACGTCGATCTGTACGAAGTTGGTAATGCTTACGAAGAAGGTTCTAATCGGCCTTCGGCGCTAAACGTTACTCCGGTTCGTATCACGAATCTTACCCAGATTTTCCGCAATACTTGGGCGATTACTGATACTGTTCGGGCTACTATGGTAATTGCTGGTGAATCTACTGTTGCAGAAAACCGGACAGATTGCGCAGGCTTCCATGCTGCTGCAATTGAAAAGGCTTTGTTCTTTGGCCAAAAATCCAGTGGAACTCGCAACGGTCAACCGTTCCGTACTATGGATGGTTTGATCAGCATTATCAGTAACTTGACTTACTACCCGCCGTCGTATGCAGCTGTCAACGTAACTGTTGCTGGCGCCACCACGACTTATACCCAACTCGAAGCTGCTCTTGACCCTGTTTTCGATCAGGCAACTGACCCGAAAGTAGCTAATGAGCGTGTTAGCTTTGTTGGTGGTCTTGCCAAGAAAGTTCTGAATAACATCGGCCGGCTTAATGGTACTTACTACATGGTTGATGGGCAGACGTCTTGGGGCTTGCAGTTTACTACCTTCAAAACTGCGCGCGGTACTTTCCGTGTCATTGAGCATCCCCTGTTCAACACGAATAGTTCCTGGGCTAAGATGATGGTAACGGTAGATCTTTCCAGCTTTAAAACTGCGTATCTGGGCGATCGTAAGACTCGTTCGGATGACTTTGGTCAAGATGGTGATACGGACGGGCTGGATGCGGTTGGTGGTACTCTCACCACGGAGATGACTTGTGTCGTTAAGAATCCTCCGGCAAACGCCATTATCACTAACCTTACGGCCGGAGCTGCTGGTTAACTAAGAACGGGCAATAGTTTGGCAGTTCTATTAGAAGTAAAAAACTGCCACTTCCTTTTTAAACTTCCCTACTGGAGTATTCAATCATGAACGAACAAACAGAAGAAATGTTAACCCAATTTAAATGTAGTATCCTGTCCAGTAAATATATTTTTAAAGCTGGCACAGTTGCTCATTTTGTAGGCGGCACTTACAATACTTCTGACCCTGAGGAGATTGTTGAGTTGACTAATGAAGTTACTAAGAAACATCCTAACATTACTAAAGTTGGCGTATTTGCTAAGTCTGACCTTGACCCGCTGAAAGGATTGAAGAAGCGTTTCTATGCTGAGTTTTTAGCTGAACAAGAGGCAGCTCAGAACGGAAGCCGGGATTTTGGTAAGTCTGACCGAACCGGGCTAATTGCATCTGCTGGTAACACTGTATCTATGGCAGCTATTACTTCTGGTAAAGTCGGAGCTGCTAAAGTTATGGTCGCACCGACTAAGGTTACGGCGCCGCCTGTGGTAGTACGTAGCGGTGTAGCTGCCATTGTTGGGCCGGCCGATGCTGATGCTGGTATTATTAAGCCCAGTATTACCACTTTGCCGATAATTGCTAGTACTGAAAGCTAAGCTAATCTGTTTGAATTAAGGAGACGTAAGAGTGAATCTCGCTGAACTAATCGCAGGTGTTTATACAGTTACTAACCGCAGCGATATGGTAGCTGAAACTCTGCTTGCTGTTAAGTCAGCCACTCTTACGGCTCATCATTCAGACTTCTATCCTAAAGACCTTTTTGAAGTCGGCATTCAGTGGAATCCGATTGCATATCAACAGAGTCTTGAGTATAGAACAATCATCGCTCGTTGGAGATCATTTAAGTATCTCAGGAAAGTAGAGTATACAGCTACTTCTACAACGCCGGGTAAGCTTTTTAAGATGATTACACCGAGCCAAAGTCTTGATTCATACGGAATAGAACAAGAAAATATCTGCTATCTGGCAGGAGAAGTAATCAATATCCGTAGTGATACTAAAGATACTTACATGCTCCTTGGCTGTTATCTTCACCCTGATTTAAGTGACACTACATTTACTAGTTGGGTTGCATTAGATCATCCATATGCAATTATCTTTGGTGCTGCTGCGCTAATTTTTAAGTCGATAGGCTGGGACGAACAGTCTGCTCAAGCTAATCAAACTATGATGCAACAGCTGGCTTTGATTAGATTATCAAACATTCAAGCAGAAGGATACTAACATGACTGCCTCAGTATGGGCGCCTGGTACCTCTATAGATGCTAACAGTGGAATAAGGTTTGAAGACTTTATAGCCACTGATTTGCAAACATTATTTACTTTAACTGATTTTACTTACGTAGTAGGTACTAATTCACTTACAGTATATGTTAATGGATTAATACAAATTCTCGGAACTGATTTCGTAGAGACTTCTACAGGCTCATTTACATTTTCGAGTGGGCTGCCAGTAGGCGCAAAAGTTTACGCTATTGGTATGGTGAATATTACCGGCACGACTAACTATGACCCGAACGCAGCTAGAAAAGGAAATAATAACGATATTACTTCCCTCGCTGGTTTAACTACCGCTTTAAGTATTGTTCAAGGCGGGACGGGAGGAATAACTGCTGCTGCTGCTAGGGCAGCCCTTGCTGCTGCCGCCGCTGGTGCGAACAATGACATTACTTCGCTCGCCGCAGTAACCTCTCAATCTTTCGGCGATATTCGCAACCTGTCACTCGTTGCTTCGGTAGCCGCCAATGCGTTGACTATCGCGCTTAAGACTAAGGCGGGCACGGATGCAACAGCAACGGACAAGATTTCTATTCCGTTCCGAAGTGCTACTGCCGCGAATGGAGATTTTGCAACTGTTGACGTTACCTCGGCCTCGTCGCTCGTTATTTCCAACGGCTCAACATTGGGTAGTGTTGCCGACATAGCAAACCGATCCTGGATCGTAGGCTTCAACGATGCCGGGACTTTCCGGCTTGGCTTGGTTAACTGCCTGACGACTGTAGCAGGGGCAGGCTCAGGGCGTGATGTGACGGCGATCTACCCGCTGCGCGACGACGTTCTTGCATCCTCGACGGCAGAGGGCGGCGCGGGTGCAGCGGACTCAGCACAGGTCATCTACACCGGCACGGCAGTCTCCGCGAAAGCCATGCGGGTGCTTGGCTATCTGGAATACAACGTTGGACTTGCAACGGCAGGCGTTTACGCCACGGTGCCGACTAAGCTGCAACTGTTCGGGCAGGGGATCTCGCTGCCGGGGCAGGTGGTGCAGACGGTGAGCAATGATACTGGCGCAGTGGCAACCGGTACTACGATTGTGCCATTCGACGACACCATCCCGCAGAGCGGTGAGGGCGATCAGTATATGTCTCAGACGATTACACCAGTCGCGGCCCCAAACGCATTATTCATAACAGTTATTTCTAATGCTGCAAGTAGTTCCGCATCCGCTGTTATCGGGACGGCGCTGTTTAAAGATGCTGTCGCCAACGCGTTGGCTGCGTTCACGCAAGCTCAGGCCGGTGCGGGCGCTCAGGGCGGAGTTTCCTTTACACATAGGATGTTGGCGGATGGTGTTGCGGCGACTACATTTAAAGTAAGAATTGGGCCACACACAGCTTCGACAGTCACTTTCAACGGCACAGGCGGCGTTCGGCTATACGGCGGCGTAATGTCATCTTCCTTAAATATTGAGGAGATAATGGGATGAGCACGATCAGAACAATCTACGAGAAAGAACCCGACTTCCCGGCAACCGACCAGCACCCGGACGCGGTGCGCTACACGGTTGGCACGTGGGTAGTCGATGCGATTGGCGGTGAACCTACGAGGGCAGAGATTCAGGCCATCCTGAATCCGCCGAAAGTTGTGCTGACCGCACACGAGAAACTAGCCAGCATCGGTATCACTGTGGCGGAACTTAAAACGGAATTGGCGAGGCCGTGAACATCGCGGATAAAGTAGCCCACCCGTGGCCTCTCAAAGGCTGGTTCGACTTCCGCTTTCGTCGCGGGATAGCTGTTACTGCGACTCCGTGGTATGGCGCGAACAACAAGCACTTCGATGTGCTGGACATCACGCGGCTGATCATTCGGCGCGGCTGGTATCCGTTCTACTCATACAACATCAAGTATAAAGGCTACGGCATCCACGGCTACGGCGGATGGAAACCTATCCCTGTCGGCAGAGACCCCGCGTTTCCCTGGGACAAGCTGACGGCAGTGCAAGACGCAATAATGGCTGGCGAGCTATTCGTGCAGCTTTCGTTCCGTGGTGGTGTTGGCAGCATTTCGTAACTTAAAATAAAAAGGGCTTTAAAATGGATATGCAGACCGCTTTCAACATCGCCGAAAGACCTCGCCGACTTAAAGGCGGCGTTAGCCAAATGAACGCAACTTAAGGAGATTGTAAATGGAACCCGAAGAAAGCCGACATTCTTATTTAACCGTTAAGTTTATGGGAGCGGATATTAAATTTGGCGGCAAAGAAGTTACGTTGGTAGTCCTCGCACTATTAATGGCTGCCCCGGTAGTTGCTGGTTTGTACTTGCACGATAAGCGGGATTCTGAAGATTCTTTACAGCTTAAGACATTTATGAGAGCGCAGATAGAATCTACGGATGCAACTAATTACATCCTTACTCTATCTCAGACGGATAGAGAGAAACTAAATCTTTCCAAACCTAAACGAATCAGAGAAATGGAGCGTAACTAATGGCACCTCTAATTGCAGCTCTTATTAAAGGCGGGCTTGGAGTATTAGCAAATGCTGTGATTGCTAAAGGTAAAGATGTTATTCAGGATAAATTAGGTGTGGATATCGAATCCGCCTTAGGAACTGAAGAAGGTAAACTAGAGCTTAAGCAACTTGAGTTTAAGCACGAAGAATTTCTAATTGAAGCAGCTGCAAAGAAAGCTGAGCAGGATAATCTAAATACAGCAAATGCTCGGGACATGAATACCGAGATTCAAAAATCTCAATACTCCTCTTCAATTGCTAAAGAAGCAGCTTATTACTTAGATTTTTTAATCATCGCAGCTACCCTGGGAATTGCTTACATTATATTCCTCTCAGAAGATAAGCTGGTTAATCAAGAATTGGCTTATACTGCTTTTGGTGCATTGCTCACTATGTGTGGGACTATTCTTAATTTTCACCGTGGAACCTCCTCAAGTAGCCGGAACAAAGACGATACTATTAAAGCCCTTAGTCAGGAATAGGAGAATATTATGACACTTGGTGAGCATCAAGAAGCATTTGCACATGACTTAGTAGCTTTGCTTCTTAAGGCTTGGGAGCTTGGATACGCTGTTCGTATAGGTGAAGTAGAAAGACCAATTGAAATGCAAAAGATTTATGTGCAGACTGGTCGCTCTAAAACCATGAATAGTATCCACATCAAGAAATGCGCTGCTGATTTACACTTCTTTAAAGATAAGGTATTACAATACCCTGACGAGCTTGGTGAGTATTGGGAAGATTTAAATGCTTTAAATGAGTGGGGCGGTAACTGGCGCTCATTTAAGGATAAACCACATTTTCAAAGAACCGTATAGGAACAGAGATGACTACTAAGCTGCAGGACTTGTTAGTTACTAACACAGCCGGGACTAAGACCCAATCGGCTACGAATGCAGAGTATATCAATGCTTCTAGCTACGGGGCTGCAGTAGCTAATGGGGCTGCTGCTAACTCAGTTGCTATTAATGCAGCTATAGTAGCCGCCGCGTTAACTAACGGTAACGGGTTTGTAGTAGTTAACCCCGGAGTTATTTATACTGAAGCTTCTTTAGTAATTCCTGATGGTGTGGTTGTTCTTATTCAAACTACTAACGGCGTAATTATTCATCTAACCAAAGATCAAGGTACTGCACTTCCAGTTACTAAAGGAGGTGTAGTGTTTAAGAGCCAGAATAATACCGGTGTAATGGTAAGAGCATTGGACTATGCGGTAGCTGCTGAGCCGATTCTTCAGTTTCTTAATTTCACTACCGGGGCCAATGCAGCTATTAACCCTAAGTTTGTAGAGATGCTAGAGATTACTGACCCAACAGCACCTAGCGCAAATAATGGTAGGGTTTATGTACGCGATAACGGAGCAGGAAAGACGCAGCTTGTAGTGCGATTTCCTACTGGGGCTGTTCAAGTTATTGCAACCGAGCCGTAAAAGATTAATATGGCCGACATTACCTATCGCGCAAATTTGAAGGCTGCAACGTTCCCATTCCTATCTGAGCTATTTGGTAGGAGTGTTATCGTTAAAGGGCCAGATCAGAACTACATCGGAGGACTTGCCACTAAAGAATCATTAGATTCATCTATTGGCGTTCCTCAAATCTATTATTGCCATAATGTAATACCTACTGATAGCGGGTATAAAAGCGTAGGCTATGTACCTTATACTGTAGCTGCGTATCCGTCTACTGCAAGGTTTACTGACTCTCTTACTTTGCGGGATGACTTAGGGAATTCAGCTCAGTTATCTACTGATGCTGTAGGTAATATATACGTGATGCAGAAAGGCACATCTACTTGGTCTAATCCTACTGGTGGCCCCGCCGCTGCTGCGATAGCAGGTAAGCGAGTCTCAATAGCTTTTGTATCTGGTATAACATACATTTACTTTGCTAATGTAGCCTGCTACATATATAACTGGGGAGCTAATAGTCTTACTATTCAAGCCCTCGCTGGCTTAGTAGCTACTGACATTATCGGAGTAGTAGGTAACTCTGGCTATCTGCTTGCTTACAGCACTACGGCGATTGCTTGGTCATCCACTATACTTCCTACAGACTTTGTACCTGATCTTGCTACTGGCGCTGGTGGCGGTAATGTAGAAGGTATCCGCGGTGAGATTGTTACAATCGAAGAAGTGTATGGCGGAATGATTATCTTTGCTGCTGAGAATGCAGTAGCTGGAATTGCAAGCGGTAATGTAAGATATCCGTATAACTTCATAGCTATTACTGGCTCTGGTGGTCTTACATCTTCTCATAATACCTCACAAGATACAGGCGCAGGCTCGCTATACGCCTATACTACTTCTGGCTTACAGATACTTAACCTTAAAAATGCTACTCCCGCTTTTGCAGAAGTTACAGATTTTCTTAGCGGCTCATTGCTTGAGGACTTTAATGAGCTAACTAAAGAGCTTGAGCTTATTGATGCTAGTGGGCAGGAGATGCTTAAAAGAATTGCTTTGATAGCAGACCGGTATCTTATTATATCATATGGATTAGCTGAGCTTACCTATGCTTTTTACTTTGATATAGCTTATAAGCAATTTGGTAAGCTAAAGACGACGCATGTAGATTGCTTTGAATTTGTTGCTCATGCGCCTGGAACCGTAGAAGTTCCTAAGAGAAGCATAGCATTCCTTACTGCAGGCGGCGGAATTAACATACTAAACCCAGATATAGTAGGGTCTGGTGTTGGTGTTATGCTGCTAGGTAAGTATCAGCTTATGAGGCAAAGATTAGTAACTTTCCAAGGCGCCGTATTTGAGAATATCGAGCCTACCGATACTTGTGATGTTTACTGCTTTCCTACTTACGACGGAAAAACATTTGAGCCTGCTGTTGCTTTATCTCCAGTGCTTCCTTTGACAGGAAAAGTAAGGCAGTATAGAGGCAGAGTTACTGGAGTTAATTTCACCCTCGGATTAATTGGGGCATTTAATGCTATAAGTCATGTGCTCACCATGTCAACTAATGGTAAAAGATAGACATGCCACTTCAAAAAGGCTATAGCACTAACTTAGGCTTGCCTAGGGCGCCGACCACTAACAACGCTGAATTGTTTAGTGAGTTACTTCGCCTATACAATGCCTGTAATTCTCTTGCAGCTAACTTAGATATTCAAACTGGAGCATTAGGAGAGCCTAGTGATGTGTGGTCACAGGTTGGAGTAGCTAGATGTACAATCGGTAAGAACTCGGTAATCTATTTACAGACGGCTGAAGCAATTGCATATGGCCAAACTGTTGGAATTAATGCAGCAGGAAAAGCGGTATTAGCTGATGATGCCGTTGCTATATGTATTGGTTTTAGCACATCTATTGTGACTGTAGCTATTAATGGATACGTTCAAGTTCAGCAGCTTGGTATCTATCCTGCATTTGCTCCTGGTACTCTTACTCCTGGAAATCGCTATGTTCAATCAACTAGTGCTGGCGCTATCGGAGCGACAGGAACAGGCACTCAAATAGTTGGATATGCTATAACAGACCGAATTCTATACTTCAATCCGCAGCTTCAGTTCTAGAGTTATAAATGACTCCGCTGTAGTATTTGCATATCACTGTATATCCTATCTTTATTAGATCATTGGAGAATTACTATGGCTGAAGCATCGGCAGCATCCCAAACTGCTCAGTTACTTAGCTTGTTGGCTGGACTCCCAAAGACTTTATTTGGCTCTAAGCAGAGTACAACTGTATCTGGCGGTGGCATAACTGAACAGACAATGTTTAGTGATGAAGCTATGGCAGGATTGCTTAAGAGCATTCTTGAAGGAACTGATGGTAAGGCTGGACTTGCTAGTGTTGCAGCAGGCCAAAAAATTCCTGGCTTGTACAATTCTACATCTAAGAATCTGCTGGTAAATGATTTTACTACTCGTGCAGCTAGTAGAGTTGCAGAGCTTGGGGCGCCTAAAGTAACAACTAAGCAGCCGACTACTACTACGGTTAAGACTCCTGGAGCTGTTTCCGGTAAGTCCGGTGTAGGTCTAGGCTTAGGCGCAGCTGCACTGCTTGCCGGAAATAAAAAGGTTCGTAAAGGTGCTTCTAATATCATTGATGAAATGTTCGGTGGCGGTAGTGCCGTTACCGGCGCCCCAGGTATTGGTGATTTAAGCCAAGTTCTTAGTGGCTCCGATGTGTTTGGCCCAGTAAGCGATAATGCCTCTGCACTAATTACTGGTGGCTTTGACCAGCTTAATAGTATATTTTCTGGTGGAGATGCGCTAAGCAACTTCTCAGCCGGTGCAGATGCTGTTAGTTCTGCTTCTTCTTTTGCTGATTTTACCAACAGCATTGATGGGATTAGCAGTGCTTTTGATGCTTTCGGAAGTGCCTCGGATATCAGCTCTATTTACGATGCAGCTGATGCGGCACAGGGACTTGAGTTATTTGGTGCTACTGACGGAATTGGTCTGGCCGGTTTTGGTGATCTGCTGCGAGGTGATTACGCAGACGCAGCTACTAGCGCAGCAGTTGCTTACTTTGGCGGTCCAATTGGCGCTACTTTTGTGGCGGCTGATTCACTTTTAGGAACTGATATCACCGGCAAAGTAGGAGATAAAGTATTCGATGATATTCTTGGAATTACTGATGGCAAGGTAATCTGCACCGAGCTGATGCGTCAAGGTAAGCTCTCCAAGCATCTGTATTTTGCTGAAGCTAAAACTAATTTGGCCCGCCTTAGTGCCACTACATTACGAGGTTATCATGCAATTGCTATCCCGGTTGTACAAAGAATGCGTAAGTCTGAAGCTCTCAGTAATTTTCTTCTTCCGTGGGTTGTCGACTATTCAGCTAGTGTGCTTGGTAATAGTAACGGGCTGCGTGGTAAGTTTGTTCGCTACCTTCTTGAGCCTGTTTGCTTCTTGGTAGGACTGTGTGTTCCTCGTCAGGATTACAAATCACTGTACGCTGCAGGAGCCTAATACATGGCACAATCTAACGCACTTATAAGCCCAGAACAGCTAGCTCGGGAAGCTCAGACAGCTCAACTTGAAAAAAGAGCTATCTGGGTTACTGCTTTTGAATCTAGCACTAAAGCTGCTGAGGCCGCTGCGTCTGAAAGTAACTTCATTCCGGGAACTTCTGAGACGCCTGCTACCTTGCTTGCTAAGCAGCACGCGAGATTGGACAGTCAGGAACAGAAGCAGAAGATCAAGGAAGGTGCTAAGTTTGATGAGCTGAGTATATTACTCGGTCAAGACTTAGCAAAGCTGGCAGCTCAGCATCGAGAGTTAACAACTAAGATTCAAGAAGATAGCGCAGTTAGCCTGTTCGATGACCCTTTGTTAGCCCTTGCGAATGCGTTCACGCTGCCTTGGGATATACAGGCACGCCAAGGTATTTTGCAGAAGGTTGAAATTACTGAGAAAGTGATGGGAACTATCAATAGTCACATTCAGCAATCCTCGAAAACTGTTGATAGCGTAGAGAAAACAGTAACAGCTAAAGGTATTGCTGAGACTTCTGAAGCGATTAAGAACATGTTTATTCGTAAGTCTGCTGAAGCTCAGGTTGAGTCAGCTAAACTGAGAAGTACCGCCATTGATGATGTACTTAAAATGTCAAGCCTGCAAGCTGATGCTTATGTGAAGCGTATCAGCTTAGATAGACAAGCTAGGGATGAGGCTAGACAAATTAGAAACGACGCTAAAAACGACGCTAGACAAGAGAGAGTCGAATCTAGGCAAGAGGTTGAGCATAAATCAAGAATGAAAGCAGCTGACTATCAGCTTAGTAAAATCGCTGATGAGAGAGAAGCCGACGCAACTAAGTTTAAATTAGCTAATGATGCCTTGCTTGCTGAAGGTAAGAATCCTTTAAACGTTACTAGCTATAAAACATTTAAAGGTCAAAATGCTGTTTACTTAGATCAGCTAGTGAACCGTGGGCTGCAGATAATGGTTAGCGGTCGTGATCAGTATTCTCACGGAGAGACAATCGTAGAACGCCAAGTGTGGCGAGATACAATTAACTATATTCCTGCGCTTCCTCAACAAGAGTCAGTACTTGATATGCAGCTTGCAGCTCTTAATCAAGCAGCTGTTGGCGCTTCGGGCGCAGGTAAAGATAAGAAGATAATATCTGCGAATGCTGACGTAATATTTAAAGCAGACTGGATAAAAAAGCAAAGTAACATTCGTGAGGGTAGCCCATTTAAAGCTCCTGCTTATCAGGTATTTACTGACCATAGCCCAGATATAGCCCGTAATCCTATTTGGGCTAAGTACATTGCGCCTACCTTAGTTGATGATGTTTCTAAGAGAGCATCAATCAGCGAAGAAAAGATTATGGTGGCAGCTGCTAGTGCGGTACTTAATAAAGAAGTTACATCAGCTGAGGCTGCTGAGTTTGTTGCCGGTATTTTTAATAAGTCAATAGCTATCAATAATACACTCTATGACTTTGAGAGACTTGCAGGCAGGAAACAAACTAAGTATGGCGTAAGGCTGAACGCAGGAATGAGCAGTGATATGTATGAGCTTACAGATAAAACAAGCATAACTGCTGCCTTAGCTGAAGAAGCTAAACGTCAGATATTTAAAAATCGCAATGACTTTGGTAATGAGTTTAATGGCTACAGATCGCTTCCTCTGTTTCAATCGCAAAAAGGCGATAAATAATGGCTGACGCAGAAGAACTTGGCAGCACCCCAGCTTATCTTTTAGCTTCTTCTATTCATACTAAGCTAAATGGCGGGAGCCAAGATAAAGGAATTCTTGACGCTACTTTTGATTTGGTAGCTAAAGGGATTCCTGCGACGCTTATTGCGGCTGGTAATGAGATAGCTAATATTCCTGCCACAATCGGTAATATGTTTGCAGGTAAAGATACCTATGACATTACGTCTACTGCTTCTAGACTGGCAGATTTTGACTCTAACCTTGCTGACTATTACGAAGATCATAAACTCGGTATTGATACTGCTGGCTTTCTGGTAGGCTCATTCGTTCCCGGCATGGCAGGAGTTAAGATTCTTCGCGCAGGCCCGTTAGTTATGAAGGGCGCATTCGGCTCAGGTAAGATGGGGGCACTCACATCTGATGCGCTTGGGCTGGTAGTACCTAAGCAATCTAAATACTTAGAAGCTGCGATTTCTCAGATAAGTACCTCAGGTAATGCCTTCAGGCTAGGTGAGGCTAACTTACTAAAAGCACTTGCTCAAGGCGTCGGAGAACAAGCACTGGAAGGTGCTGCGTGGACAGCAATGGTTAATGTTACTATGAACCAATCTCCGGTTCTTGATAGCCGAGATGTTTCAGACCTTACTTGGGATATACTTACTGGTGCTGCTATTGGCGGTGCTGTGGGAGGATTGTTTAAAGGTATCTCCTCTGTATACTCAGTTAAGAAAGCATTTAATAAATCAGAGCTAGAAGTCAGTCCTTGGACAGTTAAAGGACTTGGCGGTGAGCCTGCTGAATCTCTTACTGCTTCAGATAAAATTCTCTCTAAGCTTCAGCAGCTTGATGCGTTGCCTGCACAAGACCCGCAGAATGCTTTATCCCAACGTATTGGTAGAGTTGCTCAGCAAACTACCGACGCACTTAATACAGATATTCGTAAGTTAGCTGGTAAGCTAGCTGTCGGTGACCAAGACATTGCTCACTTATTAACTCGGAATATCTCTGTAAATGATTTCCAAAAGAATTTAGCTAACCTTTTAGAGTCTCAAGCAGTGACTAGAGTTACTGTATCTTCTAAGTTAGAGAGAGAAGCTGAGGCCGCTTTTAAGAAAGCAATAGGTACAGACCCGCTGAATCCTAATGCGGCTGCGGTAGCCGAGTGGCAGAAATATAAAATTAGCTATGTATCTGTCAGAACTCCAAGAATGGCTGTTTCTATTGAGCGGCCCACGCTGCTGTACTTAGCTGATACTGCTACGCCTTCAGTAGTCCGTAACACTGTGCGCGTAGGTGATGATATCTACGTGCAGAATCCTATAGCAGATATTAAGGAAATGAACCATTTCCAAGCTGAGGCACGCTATCACTGGTCTGAACTTAGCGGTAAGATGACTGGACATAAAGATGGGAGACCAGTAGATATAGGCATTAATGATATCCCTATGATGCAGAAAGCGTTCCGAGATGGGTTCACCAACGTGAAAATAGGTGATCGTGTATTTTCATCGCTGGATGAGATAAGCGAATATACTATGGTGCGCCAAGGTACGATTGCAGCTGAGCTAGCGGAAAAGAAACTTAGTAATGAAGTGGTCGCTAAAATTGTAAATGCAGACGTAGATGTTTTATTTGGTATGGCTAATAGTCCTGCTATGTGGAATGGCAGACAATTTACCCGTAACCAAGTAGGCAATAGACTCGGCGGTGACCCCTTTATGTTGCCTAGCCAAATGAAAATACTTACTAAGACTGGCCCGGTGATAACTGGCACAGACGGTAATATCATTGAAGGCATGGCAATAATTGCGCAAAAAGAAAAGATATACCAAGAGGCAGCCGATAGAATCTCAGCTCGTAACCTAGGCGAACTTCTTCCTAGTACCTCAGGCATGAAACATAAAGGCGTAGGCTCAGTTACTGGAGCTACTTTATTCTCGGCTGAAGGTGGTAACTACGGCTCGTGGTCATCTTTCTTTGCTCATATCGGACAGAGAACTCATAACATTATCAACAGGCTTAAAGACAGAACTAAAGAAGTATTTACTCCTCAGCTTCAGAGACTCGCAAACAGTCCTCACGATGCTTTAGAGTATAGCGTACTCAATGAACAGATGAGAGGGCTTCCTGGTAAGTATTACCTAGATAAAGAAAATTCTAGGTTCGTCTACGGAAAAATACCGAAGGAAGAAGAATTTGCGGAAGGAGCAAAAGAATTTACAGATGCTCTTGATAGATACGCAAGAAAAGCTATGGAGAATGAAGCTCTTAATATACCTATGGAGATTCCTATTAAGTCTCCTCTGGTTCTGCAGATTATTGATGATCACATTCGTTTAAATGGTACGCGCCGGCAAGGGCTGCAAAGAATTCATTCTAACAATAACTATCCTGATACTGTAGACCCGGACATCTATTATCCAATTCCTCGCAATCCTAAAGATACGCCTCACTTTGCTTTTGTAATTGATGAGTCTGTTGGCGCAACTGGGCATTCTAAAATGATTTACGCCAAAGATGCTGATACATTAGAAGCGATGCGTAATGATATAATGAGTGACCCAGAACTGCGGGGCAGGGGAATTCGAGTAACTCTCAAAGGCGAGACTGAGGAGTACTATAAGTCTATTGGCCAATACGAGTTTGAGCGTAGTATCAGTGAGAACTACATTAATACAGCCTTAGCGCGAAAAGGTAAGACCGCCTCATTCATCCCTGTTACTGACCCTCAGAGCATTGCAAATAATTTTCTCGAATGGCATCTTAGCCGGGATGCTGCTTTTGTACGAACAAACATAGAGCATAAGTATGCAAAAGACTTTGCAACTTTTCGCCAATCTGCTTCTAGTGCTACAGAAGCTGCTAAATCTAAGTTTCAGTATATCAGCCCATTAGCTTATGCCGAAAGCACAGCTAGTAACCCTTCTGCTGATCTTATAAAAATGGCTATGGATATTTCCAAGGTTGATGAATATCCTCTTTGGACTCCATTGAATAAATTCTTAGATACTGGATTCAGCAAGTTGGTAGATACAATATCAACCACGTTTGGTAAGGCTACCCATGTAGATCATATCGGACAAATTAGTGAGTCCCTTAAGCGGGCTGGATATACTGATGTAATAAATGCAGACTTGCTTGCAGCGGCAAATGCTACAATACCTCGTGGTAAGTTAACCACGGTAGTCAATAACGGCAATGCAATCATCGCTGCTTTTGCGCTGCGCTCTGACCCGCTTAACGCAATTAATAATTCATTTGGTTCTGCTGTAACGCTTGGGCCTGAGTTTAGGTCTATCATGCGATATATTAATTCTAACCCGGCTGCCACAGAAGAATTTAATGCGCTAGCTAAGATTAAAACTCCTGGAACTGGAGACTTAATGCTTTCTCCTGCTAAGCTATTTGCTCGCCGTATTGGTATGTTTCATACTGATTTGGCGGGGAGAGCCTGGGCTAAGGAAAACGGTTTTAGTACTTCTATAACAGATCAGTATATGTCTACCTTAGATAATATTGGGTCTGGCATTATGAGCGGCGATAATACTTTTATGCAGAAAGCCTTCATAAGTGCTAAGTCACTTGGAGATACTGCGGAGAAGTGGTCGGGGAATAAGCTAGCTGAGGAAATGCTTCGGTATGCAGCCTCAGGAGCAGCAAAAGATGTCACTGACATTGCAATTAAGCATGGCTTGATAGACCCTCAGCTTCAACTGAGCATGATTAATACATTCGTTAATCGGACTCAAGGTAATTACTTAGCTTCTCAACGGCCTGTTATTTTCCAAGGGCCGCTCGGTCAAGCTATGGGTTTATTTCAAACCTACCAGTTTAACTTACTACAGCAAGTATTTCGTCATATCGGCGATGGCAGCAAGAAAGAGCTGCTGACAATAGCAGGGCTGCAAGGCGGCATTTATGGCATGAATGGTATGCCAGCTTTCAATGCTATTAATACTTACGTGATTGGACAGGCTGGTGGAAACACTGAGCATAAGAATCTGTATGATGCAATATTCTCTGGTGCTGGTAAAGAGGCCGGGGAATGGCTATTGTATGGCGGGCTTAGTAACGGACTCTCCCTGTTTCATCCTGACTTAAAGACTAATATATATTCAAGAGGTGATATTAATCCTCGGCATATTACTCTTATTCCTGTAGACCCAAGGCATACTCCGATATTCCAAGCATCTGCTAGAATGTTTACTAACATTAAAGATTCACTGTCTCAGGTTGCGATGGGTGCTGATGTATGGGGAACATTCCTACGCGGTGTAGAACAAAATGGTATCAGCAGGCCGCTCACAGGAATGGCTCAGCTTCTCTCAGCCGTAGGGCGCGATGACGGTAAAGTAATCAGCACTAATCAATCTGGACAGATGTTAATGGCTCATGATCTTTACTCCTTAACATCTTTAATGAGAATTGCCGGAGGTAAGCCTTTGGACGAAGCAATGGTAAATGACCAGATGTTTCGTATTGATACTTACCGTAAGAGTGATTCAGCTAAAAGAAAGACTCTTGCTGAAGGCGTAAGAACTTCAATTAAAAATGGCGATGCTCCTAGCCCAGAACAGGTAGGTGAGTTTGCTTACCAATATGCAAGGACTGGCGGTAAACAGCCTCAGTTTGCTGCTTTCATGGCGCATCAATATACAGCGGTTTCTGTTAGTAAAGCTGAGAAGTTAAGAAGTAGTCTCTCCTCACCTTACAGTAAATCTCTTCAAATACTTATGAATGGCGGAGAAGAATAATGGATAAGAGTTATCCTCAGATTCATCCTGACGTAGACCTTTCTCATCTTATGAATGATTTAGAGGATTCATTTCCTCCGCTTGGCTATATCGAACCAAGCAAAGAAGAGGAAGAAGAAGCTAAGATGAGCTTGCAAGGCCAGATATTAATTGACATTCTTAAAACTGTAACGCGGCTGGAAGATAAGATGAAGCATGAGACTGGCGCTGAAAGATTCTCAAACGATTCAAGCATATCAATGGGGCCAAGCCCTCAGCTTGAAGCAATTCTCATGGACAATCCTCTGCAATCATGAGCTTGAAATTTAGTTTATTTCCTGTTGTTACTGCTTCAGAGACTGCTGATCTACTTCTTTTGTCTAGAGTAGATGGTAGCAGTCCTTCTGGGAGAAGTAATTATACCATCACAGTGGATGATATTATGGCAGCTAATGAAGAAACACGATTAGATGATGCAGGTGCTGGCGTTAGTTATATAGGTAAGGCGGCTCCGGGCGCATTAGACAATGCTGCTGTTTGGAAGATCATAAGGCTGACTGAAACTGGCGCTGACTTAGATACTAAGTTTGCAGATGGAACAGCAGCATATAGTAAAGTATGGGATAGTCGTGCTAGTTATACTTATTAAGGATTTAATAATGAATACTCAACACGCACCTGCTAGGGCTGGGTAATGGCGTACCCAAAATTTAGCAAGGAAGGATCGGCAACTGCCGCGACAAGTTTTGTCCCTGAACTTCCTACGCATGTATCCGGGGATTACATCGTCGTTTTTGTGGCGCAGGACAACGGCGCTACTGCGATAACCGCATCGGGTAGTTGGACTGGCGTAGGAACGCAGGCGCAAAGCGGCGCGACCAGAGGTGCGGTATTTTATCTAAAGGCCGCGAGCGGTTCCGAGACAGTTACCATTTCAAGTTCGACCAACGCCCCGTGGGTTTATGTCGCCACTGTGATAAAAGACGCCGACGCGACAACGTTTGTCGATGGCTGGACGCGCTCTGATTGGAACTTGCTAAGCAGCATCACGACCGCTGACGTGGACGCATCCAGCAATGGGGGGTCTGCCATAACCACATCGCAGGACGATTGCCTGCTGCTGTTCATGTGGTGTTCTGATGGCGGTCCGTTCATGCGGACGAATCAAGCGGGCATGATCGAATTAGGCAAGCAGACAGCCAATGGCGTATCTGTGATTGCCGGATACAGACAGCAGGGCGCGGCAAGCACAATTCCTGCGGTTACGATGTACAGCACCACTGCCGCAGAGGGCGGGAATGGTTTTGTAGTCGCGGTCAGAAACGCCACGTCGGGGAGCAGAGCGCCGGACTGTCTGACCGGTGAAACCAGATTTCGTTGGTATGGCGAGTGGGGGGTTACGCACGACGCCACGACTACCTGGATTACGCCAAACGATTCAGGTACTCCCGCCAATGGAATAACTGGCGGCGCTACGATAGACGGGATTGCGGTAAATACCGCGGTTGGATCTGTCGTAACCAACAGTTTAAGTTATGCGTGGGGTTTTACATCCAGCATAAACCTTACGCAAAACACCGCCGGATCGTGGTGCGGGGCCATGCACACCTGCTCTGCGACTGATTTCACTGGCAAGATATTTTCAATCGAGCATTCCGCTGGTGTTATTTCTGCTGCCCGTTTTGGAGACGGCGGAAACATTATTGTGTTTAAGGATGGGACGGGTAATTGGGCGGCCTACACTTTGGCCCGTAGGGTTGGCTATGAGGCGGCGAACGTAAATTACACAGCGCACATAGACATATCGACGGCTACCGTGCTTCAAAGCAGCGGCACGATGGACTGGACTACTGTTTCTGCGGTGGCTTACTTGCAACACCGGATCGGGAGTTCCACCGGTCAGAACGCTATTTCGATCAGAAACGCATATCTTTGGCTTAGTTCATCTATCATTGGCGGCGGTGCAAACCGTCCTGCGACGTTCCAGATTTTGCCGCGCGCATTTAATCAGTGGGGCGCTACTGGCTTGGTTAATTTGCAGGGGTCAAAACAGAACCTCGTAAAAACAAAAATACAGATTGGAGACGGAACAAACGCAACTTATTTCGACATGAGTGCGTCCTCGTTGGAGTTTCCTCCGACGTATGCAGTAACGCCATCAGACTCTCTGATTGAACAGACACTGTGGAATGTTGGCGCGTTAGGTGCGGTCACGCTGAATATCAAGCCTTCGGCAAGCGACACTATAAATTTAACTGCGGGTGCGCTGGTAACGACAACAAAACAGACGTTGACTATTGATGCTGCGGCGTCAACATCAGCGGCACTTAGCACCGCAGGATTATCCGTTGTTGGGTGGAACCCGACATGGAAAACCGGAGTGCCGTGTTCGGGCGCTACGTTTAAAACGTGTGGCATCATTGCCTTTGCCGGTGCCGACATTGTTAACGCAACCATCAGCGACGGCACCGGAACTGCTGCGCTGAGTGCTAGCAATGGATTTAGCGCGACCGGTTCAGCCCTGACTGCCAGCGCGACCTGCTTATATGGCATTCGCATCGCGGCGGCGGGAACGTTTGACCTCGCAAGCACGACGTTCTCGGGATTCACGAAAGACATTGATGTAACCGCAGCCGTTGGAACGGTGACAGTTAATCTTGCAGTAGGACAGGCAACGCCGACGCATCAGACTGCTGGTGCTACCGTTACGTTTGTCTCCTCGCCGGTGTTTCAGAGTGTCACGGTCGCCGGACTGGCAGTCACTGCGCGCATCCAGATTTACGATGCAACGTCATCGACGCAGCTCTATCTCGGCGTTCCTGGAACTGCATCTCACACATGGACAGACTCAGCAGCAGCGTCGGGCAGCCGCTCAATTCGTCTACGTATCATGCGCTGTGTTGGCACCAGCGCGGACATTATTGTGGATAAACTGATTGGCACTTGTGGAACCACGGAAGCGGCGAAAGCGGTCAGTTACCTGCACGATGCTGTATTAGACACAGCCTACAACGGCAACGCGTTCGATGGCTCAACGATCACGGGTTTTACGATTGATGACAGCAACATGCGGTTGGAAATAGCGTCTGGCACCATCGTCGCATACGGCGGCGTTGATACGCTAGTCATCGACGGCCGCAAAGCCTACGCGTACGAAACGTATTGGCTGTCCACGGATGCCGGTCTCGTGGACGAATCCAGATTTATCATTGCTACCGATGGCGTGAATTTGCGTTTCGTGGATTTCAAATTAAAGAATACAACTAGCGGCCCAGCGTATCCGGTGATAATCCACAATGCGTACGTTGTAGATGATGCGACTGGAGTTTCTGCATCACTTACAGATTACACTGGTGGGCCAATCCACTACGCACCAGACCATATGATTTCAAATGTGGTAACAGTTGGCGGTGTGAACATTATCACTGGGGATGAAGCTACAATATTATCAGCCATCGCAGCACAGAAAGTGCCTCTAACATTACCTCAGTTTGTAGCTCTTAAGTAATAAAGAAAAATCCCAGAACCTTACGGAACTGGGATTTTTCTTTAGTGAACTATCGGTAGCTTAACCGCGCTTACATCTATAAGTCTACCTTCTCTTTTCTTTACTAATTCTTTAGTTAGCTTATTACAAATCTCAATAACATCTTGACCTGAGTATACTCCATCAAGAACTACACCACACCACAGAGCTATGTATGCAAGGATAGATTCAAAGTCGGCTCTCGGGCCATACGTTTTTATCTTCTCTGCTAATTCTACGTGATTCTGTATTTCTGTTCGTAAGTCTATTATCGCTTGCGGGGTTATCTTAGCCATTTGTCACCTCTTTAATTACTTCAACAATCCAGCCGTCTGAAGCGTGTAGTATTCTCGGCTGGCCATTACTTTGCGTGTTACTTATTATCCAAGCTAGTGGGGTTATTGATGGGTCTACAGTAGTTGCCATATACGCGCTCATTGCTGCATATTTCTTTAAGGACGCAAGAATACTTTGCTCTGCCGAACATACAACTGGATTCGGCGGATTGCGTTCTAGCGTTTGCTTCATGTAATTAATCTGTTCCGTCAATGTTAGTACCGTCTGCTTGCTCATATCACTTCCCTCTCACATATGTTGTTACTTTGAAAAGCGCAATAGATATATCGCTTCACTTCCTCTTCAATCCACACAGTATATTTAGTGACGCCGCAGGGGTTCTTTAGTCTGCTCATGTATTCCGATGCCTGCTGCTCCGCCTCTCGCGCCGTTTTAAACAGCATGGTTTCTCCGCCACGCAGTTTTAGCGTAGACTCTATAGAACCTGCTGCACCGCTCTCCATTCTTACGCGAACTATAAACATTTTATTTCCCCTCCTCGCAGGTTGCGACCTTCAGCGCCTCTCCCAGCCAATGAAGCATCGGTTCCGGGTCAGCCCCTTTCCTCCACGCCTCGAAAGGAGAGATGTCGTCGCCGTCTACGTCCACGTCGCACGCCACGTTTCCTCTGATTTTACTCAGCGGACAATTGCCGCACCGGTGCATGCTGCCGGAAAACAAATACTTGTGGCAAAGCGCACAGGATACTGAGTCTATCTGGAGAATTTCTCCCTCCACATCTTTGATCCTGGATCGGCCATGCTTGAAGCTCACTTTCAGCCCGTGTCGCTCTAGGTTTCCAGGTCGCAGCCCTTCCCACTTCTTTATAGAATGGCGCAGCGCCACCACGTCTGTGTCGTTGCTGAGAATGCCGGCCTCTACCGCATAAAATTCTTGCTTCCAAGTTTCGATGCTCATTTCCCCTCCTCGCGAAGTGCAGCGATAGCGTCACAAAGTACACGCG